AAGCGTAGCAGCATTGCGTACGATATTTGGAAATTGACGTTTTGCCTCTGTAAGGAAAACACCAACGTGTCCTTTACCTTCTTTGATTAACAAATACTGATCTTGTAATGTCTTTTTCATTTTATTTGCTTAATAGTTTTTGTGCTTTTTTTATATATTCTAAAGCCATTGATGTTGGTTTATAAATACTAAATTTACCTGGGTTGGCTTGGTAATATTCAATAGTTTGATTTTTAGCGTTAGAAATAAGAATATTTAATTCATCTTGGATTTGATCAAATTCATTAATTCTTTCTTCTTGAAATTTTTCAACATCCGTTTTTTCATCTTCAAAAAGTTGTTTAACTTCTAAACCGGATCCCTTAATTTTTTTAGGTACTAGTTTATATTTAAACTGTTTTACGTAAGCATTGTCTTTAACACCTTTAGGTCCTGCTTTTGGACCCATACCTAAAGTAGCTCCAGGTCCTTCTTTAAGATTTTTTGTTTTTTTAAAGGCGTATTTAGGAGCTATTCCTATACCATCACCCGCAATAGCAGTAGCACCACCAGAATTAGTAGCGTTCATTTCTTTAAGCTTTTTGCGAATTATGTTTTTAAGTTTATCCATTTACAGTTTCTAATTCATTGATTAAATCGTAATACTGTAACAAGTCAACTAAATCATTATCATTGATTTTAGCATTTTTAGCTGGCACCTGGATGATATTAATGATTTCGTTGATTTTGATTTTGGTTGCTTCGTTTTTGGTTTTAGAGTTCAATTTGGCTAATTCTTCTTTAATTTCTACAACTTTGGTTGTATAGAAATCTTTTAAACGAGATGTATTATCTACAGACGTGATAAATTCTTTAAGAATTTCTTTTTGACGTGGGTGTAATTCGTCATATTTTGTATTGAAATTTTCCAATATCATTTTATATGCTAATAAACGAACATCTTTATCGGCATTTTGAAGTTCTTCTAATACTTCATCACGAACTTTACCTACTTTAACTTGAGCAGCTGTTAAATGCTCTAAAATAGTTACCTTATTATTGATAGCCTGTTCAGGATCAGTATTGTGAGAAGCATTTGCCATTTCTACTAATGTATAAAACGCAGCAAATACTTTATAATTTGGTAACTTGTGATTAAAGAATTCGTTTAAATCATAGTGTTTTTGAATTTCACTAATCAAGTTATATTTTTGACGTTTGATAGCTCCTCTATTTAATGTTTTAGAAGAATCAATTAAAGTACTAACTACTACGTTTGCTTTACCTTCAGTTAATGAAGTTTTTTTCAACAAAGTTTCATATAACTTGTACTCACGACCCAATTCCGATTTAACGAAATGTTTTTTTAGTATATTTTTTGCCGGGGAATCCTTACCATCTAATGTATCGGTAGTAATCTGTCGAACTAAAAGTTCAAAGAGGATGCCCGTGTTTTTATACTTTGAATGTTTAACTTGCATTCTGTAATATTTGTTTATTTATAAATATATGAAATTTTCTTACTCTCGTATTTGAGATTCATCTAATAATGAATTCCCCTTAATGTCTGATTCAAAAATCATTTGTTTATGTTGGTTTTTGATATCGTTAAACATTCTCTTATTTGGGTTTGGTTTTCCTTTAGTTTCAAGTGCTAATGGACTACCACCTTTATATTGGGGTTTAATGGAACTTGATTCATCTCCATCTTTTTTAATACCGTCTGAACCAATTCTATCTTTTCCAAATGCATTATCTTGGGTATTTTTATTAGTTACTTTTTCTTCAGGGCGACCTAAATCCTCATCTTCATCATATCCTAAAGGTACGTTAGTTGCTTCATATCTGCCTCTACCGTATAGAGAAGCTAAATCGTGTGGTGTACCATATGATTTTCCTGTTTCTAATGGATCATTACCTTCGTTTTCAATTTGAGCAATACGGAACTTACGTTTAGCATCTTGAAGCATTAAATCTCTATATTCATCATATTGATCTTCGCTCAAGTGGAATAGATTTTCATAGATCCAGTCAGTTGGTAATAATTTATTTTCCATCATTTGAGCTGCCAAATCAACTTTTTCTTTCATTAGCGCTATACGTTCTTGATCGTAAATGATTGAAGGTGTAGTTAATGATAATTCAAAGTTTGTCATACTTTCGTCACGATATCCTTGAGAATATAAGTGAACTAAAGCAATTTTAGTCAATTCAGATACTACAATACGTTGAATACGCTCAATAGTGCGCGCAAAACGAATATCTTCAGCGGCTAACGTAGCTTTACCTGTTAAATCTTTTTCATAACCCATAAACGCTTTAGGAACCTTAAGGGCAGCAAATAATTTATCACGTAAATAGGTAACGTCTTCAATACCTTGCCATTGCAAACCGGCTAAATTGTCAATTTTAGTTGCTTGATCATTTCCACGTACTGGGATGTAGAAATCTTCAAGTAAGTTTTGCATGTTGTACTTCAAGTTATAATCACCAGTTTGTTGATCAATATATGGAGTACGTTTCATTTTGGAGATTGTCTTTTGCATAAAGTTTTCTACCTCAGCAGGTGCAATATTTCCAACATTAATATAAAATATACGTTTTTCGGGTGCGCGAACGATACGGTGAATTAACATCGCATCTTCCATCATGGTATATTGTTTAAACAGCTTACGAGCAGGCTCTAAATATGATCTACCATAAGGTAAAAAGTTAGTATCCGTTAATAAACGGAAGTGAGCCATTTCATAGTTGTCAAAGAAAATAGAATTTGCTTGATTGCCTGAATTAGGTACATTATAATAACCATAATTAGATGGGGATGCAATACCATCAGGATCAAAGCGGAAACGGACTGAATTTGGGTGGTCTTTATCATATCCGTCTTGTCTTTCAATATGGAATGCATTGTAAGGGATCACATTATATACACCAAATTTTTCAGCAATTTCTAATTTTAAGAAGAAATCACCATATTTTAACATGTTACGAATCCAAGGCCATAAATTAAATTCTACATTTAATACATCGTAGACTTCACCCATATCATTGCGTAAAGTACTTTCATCAGATAAAATATCTAGGGCAGAAGCAATGATAGCATCTGTATCCATTGAATCATATTCGGAATAAAGTTGGGGGCGTAAAGTTTGGTAATTAAAGCTACTTTGATATCCATAAATTGAGGTGTGTGAGTTTGTGTAGATGCGATTAAACCGGTCTACAAGTGCATTTGTTTCGTACTCACCTGAGATTTGTATTTTATTGATATCAAATACTTTTAATTGGTTATCTCCTTCATTGCGGATGATAACATCAGTTGAAAATAATCGTCTTAATCGTGTAAATAATCCTGTATCTGCCATGTTTTTATTTTAAAAGCCAAGAAATGTCTTCTTGACCATTTGAGTAAGGGTTGTCTATTTGAAATGGATTATTGTTATACTTGTCAGCATAACTTGGCCCATTGGAATAACCTCCAGCATATGCTGTTTTGGAACTTCCTATCCCATTTAACATACTTTTAGTCATTTCCATATTATTTGTTCTTAATTTAAATGCAGTTTCGCGTAAGTAACATCCAATACAAAATGCCATAATCAAGTCATCATTGTATCCTCCTTGTGCTTCCGCTCTACCATTTCTCCATATAAATACTTTCATTTCCTCTAATAGGCGAACAGAATGAAAAACAACTCCTTTATCCATAACTGCTTCTTGGAATTTACCAATTGCAATTGGGCGAGTAGTGTTTGACATTGTAAAGCCCGGGGTCATTTTGCTATGGTCCATATAAGGATCAAAGAAAGAATCTACATTATTTGCTCCACCTTTAGGTGAGTAATAGAAATTATGATAACCTCTATCCAAAATAGTCTGTACAGTTGACCAGCCTACACTTTGATTTTCGACAGCTAATAGTGCATTATTATATTCCGTTGCAATGCTAACTAATAGATGACCATAATCCTTAGTATTGATTTGTCCCTTATATTCACCTACCTGAGTGAATGTTTCGACATCAAAGATGTGAAACGCCGAATAATCCTTGCCATCGCCACGAGCTACATCAGCTACGATCAGATAACTCCTTGAATAATCCGCTGGTTCCCAAATCCATAGGTTTTGATCTATACCACGTTTTTCTAGAGGTTCTTTTACGTGAAATTGTTCGTAAAAGGTAATATCTTCTGGGATGAATACTGTATCACCAGAAGTTGTAAAATCACAGTCACATTCCTGTGCTGCTAGTCGAGTACCTAAATCAGCATCTTGTTGATCTCTCCATAATTGATCTCGTTCAGGGTGAACTTGCCAAGGTAATCTAATAGGTAAAAAACTATTATCACCCATTTCTGCAGCAACCCATGTTTTATGAAACCAATTACCTGTACCATAAGGTGTAGATAATGCAATACATCCACCACCCGTAGCTAAGGTTTGTTGAGCTGAAGCCCATATTTCACCAATGTTGTGAATAAAGGCCGCCTCATCTATAATTAACAAAGAAACGGCTTCTGAGCGGCCGGCATCACTTGATGCTGAAGTGGCTTTGATTTGGGAACCATTTGGTAATCGAAGTGTTAATTTATTTGCTTCATCAGGTTTAGTTGGAAACTTTAGCCAAGAAGGTAAGTTATCATACATAAACTTAACCTTTGTAACCATGTTTTTAGCGGTTTCCTGTTTAGTTGCAATACATAGTACGTTTTTATCTTGATAAAACATCATTAACCATAATGAATATCCTGCAGTTAAAGTTGAAATTCCTAACTGCCTAGATTTTAAAACCATTGAATATGGATTTTCTTGGAATAAAGTAAGTACTTTTTCTTGAAATGGATAAAGATTAAATTGAATACGTCCGCGTTTTGGGTGCTGGATGTAGCAGTATTTTTTCATAAAATATGCCGGGGATTGGGCACACTTTATATACTCCTCTCGGACTACTTGTTTTAAACTTTTTTCTTCCATTATTTAACTACTATAAAGGTAATAATAGTAAGTACGGAAGCCACAAATCCTCCGCCCAACCACTTAAGTCCTGATTTTAAGTTATTGTTTTTGCGAGTAAGATCAGTTACGTCTTTTTTAAGTCCTTTGATTACTTCATCTTGTACAGCCATAGTTTTTTCATATGTAGCTGTTTGAGCAAGATAATTTTTTTCTTTTTCTATGTAAATATTGATTGTGCTATCTTTGGCGTCAATTTTTTCATTCAATTGCCATACCATTTTGTTTATAACTTTCAATTCAGCAATAGCAGAATCACCTCGTGTAAGGTCAATTGCAATTGCTCGTGCTTTATCGTGTGAAAAACAAATTTTATCTGTAACGGTCTGAGAAAAACTGCTCGAGCTCAGTATTAGAAGCACTAGTAAGATCTTTAATTTTGTTGCCATAATATGTGCGTGTTGTTTGTAGCTCTTGTTCTGTTAATTTAATTTCTGTGTTTAATGAATCAATAATGTGATTTTGTTGATCTAATTGTTTGTTTAATATTTTTTGACCAAATTTCAATAATGTAATTTGGCTTTTTAAATGTTCAATTTCTTTTTTTTCTTTAGCGGATTTATCAGTTTGTGTAGGTTTTTTAACATCACATTTAACTAAAAATACGAGTAACAATAAAAGTATCCCACCTATGATAAGATGGGATAGCTTTAGTTGAAATGTTTTATTTTGTATCATACCTCTACATCTCGGCCAGCAGCACGTTTCAAATCGTCCATCATTGTTTTAGGAAATTTGAATTTTTCTTTTGCTAGTTTTAAAATACCTTCAATTTTAGCTTTATCATCTTTGTTTTTCTTAACAGATGCTAAAAATTGATTGAATTTAACTTTCTTTTCTTCAGGTGTATTACCTAATTCTTTAGCTGTTTCATCACCACTGATTGCTTTAGT